ACGGGTAACTTTCCACTTCCAAGACAATCAGAACATGGCTATCCAATTTACTGGAAAGATTCTGATTGATTTGATTCCTAAGATTTACGATACTAAACGCATTATTCGCATCGTTGGCGAAGATGGCACAGAGCAAAAGATTCAGCTAGACCCTAATCTCAAACAACCAATGAAGAAGGTTGAAGATGAAGAAGAAGGTAAAGTAGATGTAATCTTTAACCCATCTGTGGGTACTTATGACGTAGTGGCTGAAGTTGGTCCGAACTATGACACCCGCCGTGAAGCATCGTTTGATGCAATGACTAAGCTGTTGGCTTCTCAGCCAGCATTGGCTCAAGTTATTGGTGATCTTTATATGGGTTCTGCTGACTTCCCCAACGCTGACAAGCTACAAGAGCGTATGCGTAACTGGATTCCTGCCTCAATTTTGGGTACAGGGCCAAGCGATGCAGAGATGATGCTGCAACAGCAGCTCCAACAAGCACAGCAAGTAATTCAAGAAATGCAACAAGCCTTGACTGATCAAAAGGTTGAACAGGCTATGGAGAAACAACGCCTCGATATGGATGCCATGAATCATTTGGCTATCCGTTTAGAAAACGAGCGCAGAGATTTGATTGGTGCTTTCAAAGCGGAAACAGACCGTTTGAAGGTGCTAATCAAAGATGTGAAGCCACAGGATGTGGGATTGATAACTGATAAGATGGTGGAGGAAATCGAAGGAGCCACCAATATTGGTCAGGATATTAACCCCGACTATCTAGACCCTTCACAGGTGTTAGCCCAAGAAATCCCTACTATAACCAGTTGAGGAACTATGTCAGAAACAATCGAAAACCAACCTGAATCACAAATCGAACAATTAGCGGAAGCTAAACCTGAAGCTCAAACCCCCAATGAGCCGAAAAAAGACTCTTATCACGATCTGCCCGATTGGGCGCGTAAACGTATGGGCGAATTAGCAGCTCAGAAAAACGCTGAAAAAGAACGTGCAGCACAATTGCAAGCCCAAATTGAATCTTTTAGCCAGCAAGCTCCTACGGCTCAATCGCCAGAGGATGTTTACGCTATTGCACAAAAGATTGCTGACCAACGACTGAGTGAACAGACTTTCATTCAAAAAATGGGGCAGATTGAATCAACTGCAAAAGAGCAATTTGGCGAAGAATATGACCGAGCCATCTCTAATTTGAGCTTGGCTGGTGTTCAGTCTAATGACTTTTTAAAGGCATTGGCTGAAATCCCTAACCCAGAGAAAGTGTTGGTTTTCCTTGGTCGTTCAGATAACGTAGCGGATGCTATCCGTATAGCTAATTTGAATCCATTGCAAATGGGCATTGAGATGACAAAACTAAGCTCTAAAGCCGCTAAAGAATTGTCAAAACAACGATCAAATGCGCCTGCCCCTGTCGGTGAAGTGAGTGGGGGTTCGTCTGCTAGTTCTGGCGGTACAGAACCACCCATGAGCGATACCCAAGCATGGATTGCATGGCGCAATAAAACCAAGCGTTCTCGTTAATTCTTGCGGCAGATTAAATTCTGCCGTAGAATGTTTACTAAGGCAGAAACAGGCCGTAGAACTTGTTGTGTTGAGCCGTTAAATCAAAAACTCCAGGCTAGAGTTAAAAGCAAAACTTTTAATCTTTTTCAAAAAGGAGTGAATTTCATGTCGAATTCGCTATTAACGATTAACCAGATCACCAATGAAGCGGTGCGTCTGTTTACTCAATCCAACGCCTTCCTCCGTACTGTTTCTCGCCAATATGACGATCAATTCGCTCGTACTGGTGCGAAAATTGGTAGCACTTTGCGCGTTCGCTTGCCTAACGATTACACCGTTAGCACAGGTGCAGCAATTACCCCTCAAGGTACTAACGAACAAAACACTTCTTTGACTGTGGCAACACAAGCAAACGTGCCAGTTTCGTTTGGTACTGCTGAGAAAACTATGCAATTGGATGATTTCAGCGAGCGTATTTTGGCTCCCGCTGTGAACCGTCTGGCTGCTTATGTTGCTGCTGACTTGATGAACGTGGCAAGCCAATCGGCTAACATCGTTTCTAACTTGTCTGGTTCTACCTTGTCTAGCCCTAACGCTACTACTTGGTTGACCGCAGGTTCTGCTCTCGATCAAAACTTGTCCCCTCGCATGGATCGCAAGATTATTCTTGACCCTGTGACTCAGGCTCGTACTGTTGCTTCTTTGGCTGGCTTGTTTAACCCACAAGTCAAGATTGGCGACCAATACGAAACTGGCATTATCAGCAAAGATACACTCGGTTTTGACTGGATGTATGATCAAACTACCCAAGTTCACACCGTGGGTAGCTTTAGTGCTGGTACTGTTAACGGTGCAAGCCAAACTGGTACTACATTGACCACCAATGCCATTACTGGTACTTTGAAGCAAGGCGATGTCATCACGATTGCTGGCGTTTACGCTATCAACCGTTTGACAGGCCAATCTCAAGGTCAATTGCGTCAGTTCGTTGTGACTGCTAACGTGAATTCTGGTGCTACTAGCATCCCAATTTATCCTGCTATCACTCCAGCTCCAGCCGCATTTAACACTGTGACTGCTTCTCCTGCTGATTCTGCTGCAATCAGCTTGGTGATGCCTGCTGGCTCACAATATCGTCAAAACTTGGCCTACTATCCAGAAGCCTTCACATTGGCAACCGCCGATTTGGAAATGCCTACTGCTGGTGTGGTGCAAGCTGCTCGCGCTAACTTCGACGGTATTAGCCTGCGTATGATCGAAGCATATGACGTTATGTCAGACAGCTTGATCACTCGTATGGACATTTTGTACGGCTATGCGGCTATCAAGCCTGAATGGTCTTGCATTGTGGCTGACGTAGTCTAAACGAGGACTATCCCCCTATGAAAATCGAGCAATTTTATAGGGGGAAGCCTGTGCTTCCTCCTGTATATGTCTACAAACCATATCCCCGTTGGATTACAAAAGCTGATGGAACTCAGTTGATTGTTGAGAACGAGGAAGAAGAAAAGTTACACCTAGCGGAAAAGCCCGTTGAGGTAATAGCTGAGAAACCGAAGCGAGGAAGGCCAAAAAATGACACAACCACTGCCAACAACTCCATCGGACATAATCAGCCTAGCACTCAAGACAGCTAATATTATTGGTGTCGGTCAAACGCCTTTGGCGCAAGACACGAACGATGCCTTTAATCAGTTAAATATGATGATGGCGCAATGGCAGCGCCGCCGTTATATGGTTTATGAGCTGGTGACGGTATCAAAGCAGGCAACTGGTCAAGAGTCGTATACGATTGGGCCAGGTCAAGACTTTGATATTGCTCGACCAGTTAAGATCGAATTTGGATACTTTCGTCAAAACTCCAATACGCCTTTGCCTGTTGACTACCCGTTGCAGGTCTTACGCGCACAAGAGGACTATGACCGTATTTCAATTAAAAAGCTAAACGCTTTCCCGCAATACGTCTATTACGATACTGGTTACCCAATTGGTAACATTTATGTTTGGCCTTTGCCTAACAGCCAGTATGATATTTTTTTGAGCGTAATGGTTCAACTGCAAAAGTTCAATACCATTAACGACCAAATCATCTTGCCACCTGAGTATTTAGATGCTTTGCATTGGAACTTGGCTCGCCGTTTGTGTGTTGTTTATGGTGTTCCTATTCCGCCAGAGTTGACTGGGTATGCTGAAGCATCAATGCGAGCAATTGAAGAAGTAAACAGCCAGATTCCTTTGTTGCATATGCCTGTTGCATTGCGTGGCAAGTCTGGTGCGTACAACATCTATGGTGACTTCTACGTTGGGAGCGCTGGATAATGGGTAAAGTTGCTCTAGTAACTGGCGCATATCAGACCAAAAGCGTCATTGCTGGCGCTCAGAGGTGTATTAATTTGTTTATGGAGAAAAACCCTGAAACATCGGTTTTTCCATTTACACATTACCCAACGCCAGGCCTTACCTTGCTTGCTACTGCTCCACTTGGCGGTGTTTGGCGCGGTCTTTACAGCACTACAAACAATACGCTATATGGCGTATGCGGTTCTAACGTCTATGTGATTAACTCTAATTTTGGTATTCAAAACTTAGGCACGATTCAGACTAGCACAGGCCAAGTCTCAATGGTAGATAACGGTCAATATGTGTTTTTGGTGGATGGAACACTTAATTCATCAACCAACTATGGTGGCTATACGATCAACATGGCAACCAATACGCTTGCGCCTATTGATAACAGCGCAGGTGGTGATCAAGGTGGATTTTATGGGTCTAACCAAGTCAATTATGTTGATGGTTTCTTTGTGTTTAACAGACCAAACACTAACCAATGGTATATCTCGCTTGATAATTCCATACAAATTGACCCTGTTGACTATGCTTCAAAGTCTGGATTCTCTGACAACATTGTTGGTATTGGTATTGCTCGCCGCTATATTTATCTCTTTGGAGAAGTAACCACAGAGGTTTGGTTTAACTCAGGTAATGCTGTTTTTCCATTCCAAGAGATGCCTGGCTCGTTTATCCAATACGGATGTGCTGCTACCAATTCCATTGCTCAGATGGATGGAGAGTGCTATTGGGTTGCAAAATCGCCACAAGGTCAGGCTTACATTTGCCGAACACAGAATTTCTCTGCTATTCAGATTAGTACGTTTGCGATTGACCAAGAATTGCAAACTTACTCTACGCTTTCAGATGCCATTGGATACACATATGAGATCAATGGGCATTTCTTCTATGTAGTGACATTTCCAACAGCAAATAAGACATGGATGTATGACCTTTCAAACCAGCAATGGAGTGAATGGTCTACAACTGATTCAGATGGTAATTTAAACCGTCATTTGTCTAACTGTTTTGCCTTTTGGAACAACTTGCTGGTTGTTGGTGACTACAAAAGCGGCAATCTTTACGTTCTAGACCAAAATAACTATACCGACAATGGAACACCGATTACGCGGGTGAGAGGCTTTTATCATCAAGAAGATGATATGTCTGATCGCGTGAGATACAAGCAGTTCATTGCCGAAATGGAATCTGGTAATGGAAACAAAAACCAACCAGTCAATGTTTACTTACGTTGGTCTGACAACCGTGGTCAAAGTTACGGCAACCCAGTTGGACAAACAATGGGGTCTGAGGGGCGCTATTTGACTTCAATTAGCTGGTGGCGTTTAGGCATGGCAAGAGATCGAGTGTTTGAGCTTTCATGGTCTGAGCCTGTTAAAACTGCTCTTTCTGGCGCATTTATTGATGCAGAGCCAAATAGAAAATGACGCAATTAGCTTCCAATGTTCCTAACGTAAACATCAAGTTTCTTGATGGGAACGGAAATATCACGACCCCTTGGTTGATGTTTCTAACGCAGTTGTATCAGCGCACAGGTGGTAATTTTACGCCGTCTTTGACGCTGACTCAATTACAAGAATTCCTGATAAGTTTATCTGTTAGCACAGCCAATGGTTTTGCTGGTTATGTTGATGTTGTAAATGACGCGCCAGTTTTAACGATTGAAACTACGGTAAACGGCATGGCAAAAGGTAATGGATTGACGTTATCTGCTGCCACAGCGGGTGTTGACTATGCGGCTCCTACATCTGGGACTTCTATTCTGTACGGGGATGGAAATGGCGGGTTTTCTAATGTGACAATTGGTGCAAATTTGACGTTTGCTAGTGGTACGTTATCTGCATCTGGTGGTGGTGGTTCTAGCGCTCCTGCCCTTGCATTTGCTGCACGACATGGATAAATCATGATTAGATTAGATACAACAACAAGAGTTTTAAAGCT